AAAAAAAAAAAGACCCACCGAAGTGGGTCCTTTTAATCAATCATTCTTATGATGAACTATTAGATAGTATCTAATCCTTTAACTTGGATAACACCGTAGAATTCTGGTCTAACCATCTTCTTCGCGTATCTAGTCATCACACCTTTTCTTGGAGTGAAGTTCTTAGGATCGTACACTAGAGGAGTCATAATAAGTGGAACATATGGAGCATATACAGCACCAGTTTCCAAGAATTGTCCGCCTCTGAAGCCCATTAAGATTTGGTTTTCAAGCATGTAAGGGTTCTTGTATACTTGGTATCTTGAGTTAAGAGCACCAACTTTTTGAACACCCATTGCAAAGTCCGCTTTGTTTCCATCTGTGTCAGCAGCATATCCTGGAATTGATTCTAGAATAGTTGCAACTTTTGGAGAACATACTAGGAAGTTTGCACCACCTCTCATTGTCTTCTGGTGAATTTGGTTAGAAACTTTTTGTATTTTCGTACCTAAAGTTTGGAACCAAGTACCTTGGTTGTATGCTAATGCAGCACCAGATGCAGCAGTTACCGCAGTAAATGCAGATGTACCAGCATCATAGTTTTCACCAATTGTAGCTGACCAGAAGTCTTTAGTCAATGCATTTCTGAATAACATGTCTAAGATCTCTAAGTCAATTTCCATAGAAACATACTCAGATAACATAGAAGTTAATTCAGCTTCAGCATCGATTGAGTGGTAAGCATTCAAGTCTTGTGCGAACTCAGGAGTCCATACAGCTTTCAGCTTTCTAGTCTTAGCAACGATAGCCTCACTTCTTAATTGAACATCAATTTCTGGAATACCTAAGTCAACTTCTGGGTTGCCTCTTGTATCAGCAGCAGAAGATTCAAAGTCACCTCTGTCTTCAGCTGTTGGAGCTTTGTGATATTCAACGTGGAATTTATCAGTAGCAGTTAAAGCACCTGAGATTACTAATTGTACGTGAGTAGTACCAGCAGCACCACTTGCGTTAGTTAATTTAGTAAACTGTGGGAAGTATCCTTTGATTACATCAGTACCATCTTCAGATCCTGAAGGAGCAAATGCTCTTATACCTTCTGTATCAAAATCAGCAGTTGTACCATCACCTAAATCAGCAGCAATAACTCTCACTACGTGAATTGCAGCAGCTTTTGCAGTTGATGACAAGAATGATGCAGAGAAGTCTGAATCATAATTGAACCAACTGTCGTCAGTGATACCAGTTGCAGTTGTATTCGACGCAGATGCGTGGAATGGTGCACCGTTAGCACCAGCTGCAGAACCGTTACCATCAGCAGCAGCTGCAGGAACAGTTTGTTCTACTGATTTTACGTTGTTAATAGAAAAACCGTATGCACCGGCACCGTATAAACCACCAGTTGGATCACCAGCTGCATTGGTTGTACCATGCACTGTACCCGCTTGTGTTTTAGTTGTGTCGTTCAATGTGAATCCAGCATTTGCAGCTTTTGCAGCTGATCCACCTACGGCATCACCACCATATTTGAAGTCTAAGTAAAATACTAGACCAGATGGTAAATTCATTGGTTGTACGCTAACAAAATCTTTTGCAGCGATTTCGGCAAATATTCTTCTTACCAAAGGAAGAGCTACACCTGACCACTCTTCGTAGCCAGCAGTTGCAGTACCTCTGTTACCAGTACTTGCCTCGTCGATTAACTGACGAGCTTGGTTTTCAAGAAGAACGGCCATTCCGTGCTTGTCATACTCATGATCAATACCTTCTAATAATCCGGTCTTGTCCCATTTTCCAACTAACGCACGAGTTTTTTCAAGTTGCTTGTTGTAAGTATTACCAGCATCTTGTATTAAGCCTGAAACGTTCATGTTTTATCTCCTAATAAAATTAGTCTGGATTATCTAATCAATCCAGCAAGTTTCTTAAATCTGTCAGCTAACTCATTACCTTCGTTGATAACTTGCTTGCTAGCAGGTTTAGTTGTTCTAGAAGGCTTTGATGCTAGACCTTCTGTAATTTTTTTAACCTTCTTCGTCGCTTTTGCATCATATTTAAGCGACTCAGCTAAAGTAGAGTAAACTAACTTTACTTCTCTAACCGAACCTGCTCTATCAAAAGTTTCAATCACTCGTAGTTTTTGAGACTCATCTAGACCATTGTTTCTAAACAATTTGTTTGTAAACAATAGTTTTGCGTTTAACAGATTAACTTCAGCAAGTTTTTCTCTCATAAACTGAATAGTAGCATACGCTTCTTTCAATTTATTTGGAGCATCTGGTTTCTCAACCGAGTCACCTGCTTCGCCATCATCAACACCAGCTGTGTAAGCATCTTCTGATAATGATTTAATGATTTCTTCAAGATCAACTGGTTCCTCTTCTTTTTCTTCGTCACCACCTTCTTCTTCAGTTAGTTTGTCTACTACAGTATCCTCACCTTCTGTTCCTGGTGCTGCTGAAGATTTGTCAGTCTCAGCTTTTTCGTAATCATCACCGTCAGCTTGATCAACTTTGTTGTCACCTTTACCTATGTCAGATGAATCCGATTGTTCATGCATTGCTTCATCTTCGCCTCGCATTCCTTCATCGTCAGAATCCATTTCGTCTTCTAATTCTCTGATAATAGCTTCTAGTTCCATATCGTCTGCTGGTTCGTCTACTGGAGCTTCATCATCACCGTGATGTCCTTCTTCAGAATGACCCATTTCATCGTCAGTTGCCATTTCGTCATCAGTATCCATTTCTCTCATTTCGTCATCAGTGTCCATTTCATCTGAACCTCTCATTTCGTCATCAGTATCCATTTCTCTCATTTCGTCATCGGTATCCATTTCATCTGATCCTCTCATCTCATCTGAACCTCTCATCTCATCTGAACCTCTCATCTCATCAGAGTGACCCATTTCGTCTGAGTGACCCATTTCGTCATCAGTTTCCATTTCATCTTCTTCTTCACGAATTTTTGCAGATAACATAGATTGAAGTTTTGGTGTAAACGCTTCTTCAAGAGCTAGTTTCGCGTTAGCAATTGCAGTTTCTCTAACCGCTTTAGCATCGGCGATTGCATCTTTTAGTAATTTGTCCATTACTTTTCTCCTATATTATGTAAATGTGGAAGTATAGCTATTAAGAGCTATAATAGAATTTGTTTCATATCGTAGACACTATATCATTGATAGTGTATTCACATATAAATATATATACATATAAAAAAAGAGCAGATTTCTCCACTCTTTTTTTGGTTTTTCATGAAATTTAAGGACTATCTCATAGCTTTGAAGTCCCATACGGTATTTTTATCATACCAAAGGCGATCTCTATCTAATTTCTTCTGCCATCTAATAGCATCATCCATTTTTTTCCTTTTGACTTGAGCTTTTTTTGTGAAATACCTCCTCTCTCTTAATTCAGCAATCACTCCTGCTTCTTTCATCTCTTTTTTTAGCTTTTTCAATGCCAATTCAATATTGCCATCTAAAACTTTAATACCTAACTTGCCTGGAATAAAGTATTCATGTTTTGCACGTCTTGGTTTTCTAAATTTTTTCTTGAAATTTCGGTTTGGAGGTGCACTACCTCCTCTAAATTGTTTTTGCATAAGCATTATTTTTTGTTAATAAATTATTTAGTGTAAATATACGAAAAAAAGTTATTGTATGCAACTTTTTTAGTAAGAATCTGAACACAATCCATAAAACTTTATTATAAGTTTACCTGCTGTATAAGCTGCATCTGTACCTGAAGATCCATTCACTAAATATACAAAATCATTATCACTTGGAACTGCAGTTAAGGCTGAGTTTACATTTGATATAAGTTCTCCAGTATTCAAATCTCCACCAGTTGATAATATTACATTAGCACTTTGAGATATGTTTGCAAATGTTGATTGTGCAGATCCCGAAAATTTCAAACTTACGTGTGGTTCACCACCAGCTGGTTCTTCTGCACATCCTATCTCAACTTTGTATAAAGATCCGTGAACTGTATTGTAATACCTGAACAATGATGCATCACTTGATCCACTCAATCCTATGACGTTATTTGTTGTAGCTGATGAACTCAAACCTTGTAAATCTACAACTATAGTTGTAATTTTTTCATTGTTGAGTTCTATTACGTTGTATTTGTAACCATCACCAGTACCTTGTACACCTGACCCGTAAGTTCCACTACCAGTTATGTGTGTTTTCAACGATCCCGATAGAACTTGGCATATAGTTTCAGCTTGATTGAGACTGCTATCAATCAAATCCTGAAAATTTGCTTCAGATGGGATATCTCCAGTGTTGAAATATCCTTTCAAGATATCTTTAGTTTGGTTTGCCATTATTTATCCGATTTTTTAGCTATCACACTTAGTTTGTGGTGTAAGTAAGAATCTGAATCATCTACATCACCATCATTATCAACATCTTTATCTTTCATGTCTTTGAATTTTGTATCTGCTTCTTTATCATCAATATGATCTGTAGCTTCTTTCATATCAAAATACTTTGATAGCCTCATACCAATTTCTTCATACAAAGATTCAGTACGTTGTTGTAAAACGCTCATTTCTTTTGCAGTTTTTTCAAATAATTTTGTTGCTCGTGCTACTTCAGTCATGTCTCTTTTTACTGACATGTTATCAAACCAATCATCACCTTCAGATAATGCTATATGTCCAGCTGTTTCTGTTAGCTCTTTGATAGATTGTACTGTTTCTTTTAGAGATGCTTCTCTATAAATGTTTTTTCCAAAGTCTGAGAAGTTACTAATGTTTTCCAAGAATGCTTGTCTGTCTTCTTTTGTCAGCTTTGGTGTGTTATCAAATGATTCGTATATTTTCTTTAGTTTCATTATATGTTCCCCAGTGCTTTGTCAACGTTACGCAAAAGTTTATGTAACGTTTGTTGATCTTTTTTCATTTTATTGAATAGTTTTTCTATTTTTGTAAACTCTGCTCTTGATATCTTTCCTTCATCAGCTGCCATCTCAACATCTGCTAGTATTTCACCATCCATCATTTCTATGATTTGACTGAACTCATCGTTGAAGTCGTGTGATAAAATACCATATCCTTCTTTAAGAGTTTGATCTCTTAACCACTTAGCTGTGTTAAATGATCCATTACCTGCTATATATCTTTTTTTATCTTTTCCCATTACAAGTCTCCTAGTATATCACGAATGATTGAATTTGTTTTACAGTATTGATCGCAAACATCCCATTCACTTACATTTTTATTTACACCTTCATTAACTGGTGCCATGAAAGCTCCATGAGTTGAAGGGTTAGATACAAAGTCCCAACATATAAGTTCAAAATCATCTTCTACTGATACGGTATTTTCATCTACAGATCTAACTGATCCTAATCCTCTACTTGATATTCCTAATTTAATACCTGCTTTAAGTAATTCTTTTAATATATTTCCTGAAGGTGTTGATAGAATTTCAACTTTACCAATAACATCATCTCCTTCAAAGTAAGCATCCAATACATTATGTGAAACGTTTTGTAAATTTACAACTGAAGATTCTGGATGATCTAATTCACCAAGAGCTCTTCTTTCAGCTATTTGCACTTCTTTGTATTTTTTTACCTCTCTTGCTAAAATATCTTTTGGATACACTCTACCATTTTGATTTTTTGCACCTGCTCTTTGCAGAACACCTTGAACAATGACTTTGCCATTATTAGCTTGCTCAGACTCCGTAATCATTTTTGGTGTTACGTTGAATGTTGTAAAATCTATTAAAAGTTCTTTTGCCATTGTTATCTCCTAGGTACTACTCCAAGTGTTTCTCAACTTATAAATATCAAAAAGTATTCTACCAACTTCTTTTCTAATCATTTTTCTGATCTGATCCAACTGTTGTTTTTCTAATTTGAATTCTGGTTCTGGAATATCACCGATTTTTTTAGCTAGAGTATCAAATTTGGCTTTTATGTCTTTTTTATCACTAGATTGATATCTATCAAGTTCATCTTGCGCACGTTTAGCAGCATCGTTAGCTTGCTTGATATCCGCTTTCATTTTCTTGACTTGCGAATATATCAGTGCACCGATGGCTACTTTTGCAGCTGTTGATAGTTTTTCATTCAGTTGTGCCATTACGATCCTAATTCTCTAATTGAGCCAGCTATTTTTACTAATCTTTCTGATATTTTTGATAATCTTGTTTTTGTAGCTTTCCAGTAATTTCTACCCTCAACACCCGACTCAGTTTTTAATCGAATGTTCTGACCTACAGTTTTCTCAATTTCGTATAATTTTCTGCTTATTTCTTTTATAGCCATATTCACTTTCTTTTTTTGTGACATAGACTCGTCTTGCTTATATGCTTTATACGATACTTCTTGCAATCCCATAACATTTTTTATTATATCTGAGTGTTTCATTTTTTTATTCTCTCCTACTATATCATATCCAGTAGAGTTGGTTGCTGATTTTTTACGTTTCTTTTCGTTTTCTTCATCGTCTCCAGTAAAAGCATGTGGAGTTTGATATCCAGCTACATTAGCAGTAACACTAACTTCATCAATCTCTTCTTCTTTAAGATAATCCTCAAACAACTTGTCTATTTTTTCTTTTAGAGACATTGCTCAACTCCGCTTTTAGGTCATAATATCGCATCATGTTTAAGATGTGTTTATCTTTGACTGATTTTACTTCTGATAATGGTTTCAAATGTTTAATTACTTCTTTCAATTTGATTGAAACTACTTTATCTTCTACTTTTTTTCTTTCAACCACTAGTCCTTTATATAAAGTACTAGCTTTTTTATTTACAAATTCTGCTAACGTTTTTTTATTGGATACGTTGTTGATATATTGTTCTAATAAATTTTTTTGATCTTTTGATAATCCTTTGTATTTATTGTTAAATTTATCAACTAATATTTTATACGCTAACAATCTTGTGTCTTCATCTTGACTTGAAAAATTTTCTATAATCTCATGTCTAGCTTTTTCTTGTCTAGCTTTTTTAGTTGTAATATTTTCAACTAATGTTATTCGACATTGCATTATAGTTTTAGGATCATTTATTTCACGATCTGATAAGGATTCAAATAATCTGTAGGCTGATGCATATTGTTTGTATTTTGCTACGGGCGATGCAAAAAATTTTTCTAAATTATAATGCTTTTTTATTTCTTTAATAAGATTATATTTTTGATTGGCTAATGTTTTATTAGTTAATTTTTTTCTTTCAGTTAATACTGTATCTATAAACTGCGAAGCTTGTGTTTCACTGCCAAACTTTTGCTTAACTAATGTTTGATACATTTGTAGTTCTTTTTTTAATGCAGTATTTTTAACAAAGAACTCACGTATAATTTTTATAGCTGCTGAGTTAGCAACATCATTTAGTGTATCAGCAGTCAGTTGTCTTGCTAATAATTCAAATAGTATACCCGTGTTTTTTACCTTTGAATGTTTTGATTTAGCCATATTTTTCTTCCTATTTTTGGTATGTACATACTATAAATAAATATGTATTCCCATCACTTTTATTCCAATTTTATCCCAAGTCCATTAAATTTTGCTCGTCTAACATCTTTGGTTCAGACTGTGCTTGTTTCTTAAACGTTTCTTGTATAATATTTTTACTTTTACGTGGCATGCCTTTTGCAATTGCTTTTGCTGTTGATTTTTTAGCTTCAGTTTTTGCTAAAGGAGACTTTCCTTTATACTTGTGTTTAACTGTTCTGTCAGCATCTCTACCTTTTAAGTGAGCTTTTTTTCCAAGTGGATCTCTATCTCTTACATGCTTGTCCGTATTGTATTTTGTTCTTTCTTTAGGTCTTCCTAAATTTCCTTCTTCGTGTTCTTCATCATCTTCATCTAATGGAAACGATGACTGGTATCTTGGTTGACCGTTGATAAACGATTCTTGAGTGACTGCAGGATCATTTCCTTCATCTTCCAACTGAGTGAGTCTGTGAGTTTCTTTAGCATCAGTAGCAATTTTTTCTCTTTCAGACTCTACTTCTTCCTTACTCATACCCCAAACATTTTCAAAGATCCATTCTGAAGATAAAATCTTATCTTGTTTTATTGAGGACGCTAAACTAACTTTTTCACTCCATAATGAAATTTTTTCTTGTTCTGCTATAGTTGATGGATTAGTAAGTGCCAGTTCAAAATCTACTAACTTTTCGTCATCAAATCCTTGTGAATACAAATGTACGATTGCAATCTTAGTCAACTCACTAACAACAATTTTTTGTATCCTTTCAATTGTTCTTGCAAATCTAACATCTTCTGCTGCTAGTGTTGCTTTACCTTCTATGTTCTCATCATATCCTAAGAATGCTTTTGGTATTTTTAATGCAGCTAACATTCTGTTTCTTAGATATTCAATATCATCTATGCCATTGAATTCCATTCCGGATAAAGTATCTATCTCAGTTCCTGACTGTCCACCTCTTATTGGTAAGTAATAATCCTCTAACATGTTTTCCATATTAAATTTTAAGTTGTATTGACCAGTTTGGTTGTCAACAAATGGTACTTTTTTCATTTTGTTAACAACTTGGTTCATGTGATTTTCAACTTCACTAGGAGGTATGTTACCAATATCTATTTTGAATATTCTTCTTTCTGGTGCACGCATGATTCTGTGGATCATCATTGCATCTTCCATAAGAGTTAATTGTTTCCAAGTCTTTCTAGCTGATTCAATCATTGATTTACCATACGGTAAAAAGTTTGTATCTGATAATAATCTAAAGTGTGCTATTTCATAGTTTTCATAAAAAGTTTTTTGTTGGCCCGATGAACTCATATTGGTTCCAACCAACGATTCATGAACGAATCTTACACCTTCCGGATCTGCTGGATCGTATCCTTCTTCTCTGAATAATTCATATGAAGAGATTGGTGATACATTAGTCACACCAAATTTTTCTGTAATATCTAGTTTTAAGAAAAAGTCTCCATACTTAACCATGTTTCTGATCCATGGCCATAGATTAAATTCTATATTCAGAATGTCATAAAATAAATTATGTAAAACTTTTTGTACCTCTTCGTTTTCACATTCTATACTAAGTACATTATCGTATTCATTTTTTAGACATGATTCATCTGAGTATATATCTAACGCTGATGAGATTATTGAATCATCATCCATTGCTTCATAATCATTAAACAATGATAATCTCAACGTTTGATAGTTAGCAGCTGTTCCAAACGTTTGTGTTTGTGTTGCTGCTCCAAATAATCTTGAGTATCTATCTATAATTTTATTTGTAGCTAAATTTCCAACTGATTGTAATTTATTTGTATCGGTGACACGTACTCTACCATCCATACCACGACGCATTACCGTACCGGTACTAAATAATGTTTTTAATCTACCAAAAAATGAAGTATCAGCCATTTCTGTTCTCCTACTTTAATAACCAAGTGAGGTCCTCATTTTGACCTCTTATATCCATATCCCAAGTTCCTGGAACATGATTGTCTGTTTTTGTATACACACTTTTTTGTTGTGTATTGCCTAACGATGACAATGCAGCTCTATTCAGATCCAATCCGTGTTGTCTCATTTTTAGTGCTGTATCTCTCACATATAAAGCGATAGCAAAAGCCATCACAAGGTCATCGTTATATCCTTGTTGTGCTTCAGCTTTCGATCCATTCCAAATGAAAACAAATAATTCATCTAGTAATCTTTTGGAACGAACAATACATTCTTTTTCTCTGAAATAAATATCTAGTTTTGATATCAAAAGTGGTCTTGTTCTTGATGAAGTCGTGAATCCAGGTACCATTTGCGACTTATCCTTTAGATCGTATCCTTTTGACATAGCCACATCAAAATCTGTTACTCCATCGTTTCTATATGTATAATATAAGTTTCTATACTCTCTATCGATTGCAACTTGGATAGCTGCCCATCCTACATTTGCATTCTCAACTACCAGCAATGCATTGTTCCATTCTGTTGCAACATTTACCAACATATTACCAAATTCTTTAGTAGTTGGTTGTCCTCTAAACTCAGCAACTTGACTTACAGTTTCAACATCCATAACATGAAAAGTTGAATAGTCACTCGAGTCTCCTCTAGCTACGTCAGCTACTACCATATAATTTTTTGCATAGTCAGGATATTCCCATATCCAATAATCACCACCCATCCCTCTTTGTTCTTGTGGATCTTGTTGATATGTTTGTTTGAACCATTGTAACAAAGTACCTTCAACTACAGTATGACCAGATGAAATAAAATCACAATCACATTCCTGTGCTGCCATTTTTGGTCCTAATAGACTATCTTGTTCATCTCTCCATGTTTGATCTCTTTCTGGATGAACTGACCAATGTAATCGTATAGTGTTAAATTTATTTTCCTCAGCTTCAGCTTTGACCCAAGTTTTATGAAAAAAGTTACCAGTTCCATTTGGTGTAGATAAAATAATAGCTCTACCACCAGTTGCTAATGTTTGTTGAGCTGAAGCCCATATCTCATCAATTCTATCAATAAAAGCAGCTTCGTCCAATACTAATAATGATAAGGCTTCAGAACGACCTGCATCACCAGCTGCTGATACAGCTTTAATTTGAGACCCATTTGCAAATCTTAAAGATAATTTATTGTCTTCAATAGTTTTTCCTTTCAACCATGAAGGTAAAAAGTCATGCATAATTCTTACTTTTGTAACTAAGTTTTTAGCTACTTCTTGTTTTGTTGCAATTACTAAAACGTTGAAATCTTGATTGAAAATCATAGACCATAAAGAATATCCAGCTGTTAAAGTTGATATACCCAATTGTCTAGATTTTAGAATTATGTTATAGTCGTGGTTTTTGAATTCATCTAACGATCGCTCCTGAAACTTATACAAATTAAAATGAATTTTACCACGGGTAGGATGTTGGATCATGCAATATTTTTTCATGAAGTATATTGGATCCTTAGCACATCTAGTGTACTCAGACTTTATTATTTGTTTGAGATTTTGCTTTGCCATAGTATATATAAATATATATTTATTGTGGTAAACTGTAATCAATTACATGAATTATTGCTATAGTACCTATAGATCCTAGCACTGCACCAAACCACGGTTTATTCCAAAACTTATCTCTTTTACTAAATTGTTTTTGATAGATATTTAGATTATCTGTTAGCAAACGAATTTGTTCATCTTTGTAATTAAGTTGTAAGGAATCAATTCTCAAAATCGATTGATGTGTTGTTTGTATTTCTTGCAAATCAGCAACTTGAGCTTCTAATTCTAAAACTACCGTTTCACAAGCTTCAATTTTGAATTTATATTGTTTATTTAACTCTCTTGCTTGTTCATATCCTTTTTTGTATAAAGATAATGAATCAGTTTGTGCTGTACAAAAGGATGTAATAAATACACATAATATAAGTAAAATTTTTTTCATTTTATTTCCCCAACGCTTTATCTATATCAGCTAACTGCGACTCTAGATCTTGAATAGATGCATCCACTTCAGCTGACTTCTTTTTTGCTTCTTTTACTTTTTTACTTCTACCATCAACCTTTTTTTTCAAATCTACAACTTTTTTTACAGCTTTTTCTTTTTCTACTTTTAATTCAGTAATTTTTGTTTCTAGCTCTTCAATTTTTTTATTGTTTTCTGTTACTTTTTTAGGTTCTGATTTTCTTTTTGAACTTAAAGCTATAATTCCTAACAATACACTTCCAATACCTAAAATAATTTTCCAAAGTTTTTTCATTCAGTTTCTCCACCTTGTTTATAATTATCAATTTTTTCTTTGAGTTCTTGTAACTCATTATCAACAAGTTGCTGATATTGTTCTTTTGATAATCCACCACTCCAATCTTCTGTTGTTCCAGCTTCAGTAATGACTTTTTTAGCGCCTACGGATTCTACTAATTCTTGAAATCCATCTTTAACATTTTCATACATAGTATCTAATTTTTTTCCTATAGTTTCACGTTCGTATTGTTTGTACGTACCTTCTATTCGCATTTTATGTTCTGCTTCTGTATTGCAGTCAAAACACCAACCTCTTAATCTATAGAATTTTTTGTCTAATCGTTTATTCATACGATTACCACATTTAGGACAACAAAGAGGAGTTCTCATATGCTTTCGTACAGCATCAAGTTTTGTGACGTTTTGTTTTATACCATTTTTAATGGTCCAAGTTTTACCTCGCTCTTCCCAAACATCACCTTCTTTGTATTCTTTTGTTTGTTTTTTATAACCAATTTGTGTTGCAGTTTTTGCTTTATACTTGCCAGTGACAAGATTACGCATTCTCTGAACTTTGGCTTCTGATATAGCCTTTTTCATATATTATTTCCAAAGTACAACAACTTCTGTACCACTATGTGTAACTATTTTACTTAACGTGTATGCATATTCAACATTAGCTTGTAATTTATTTCCAGCTATAGTCGATCCGTCTGAAAACGTTAGAGTTGTATTTGCTTCTGCAGCTGTTTGAATGAAAGCTGAGTTACCAGCATCTGATCCAGTCAAATCAAATTGTGTTGATGCAGCTACCAAATGAACTCTAGATGTGTGTCCTAATCTGCTATGGATTGATACACCGTTTGTAGCATCGTCGGCGTTGTATGAATCTACTCTGTTTGACATTATTTATCTCCTAATAAATTTTTTAACTTTATTCGTTCTTGCATAGGACCTTTACCTTTCAAATTCCACCAATCTTTTGGTTGGTTCTTCAATTGTGATTTGTTAAAGTTCACTCTGTCAGAATATTTTTTTACTGGTGCTTGACTTTTCACATAGGTACCTGAATGATATCTTTTAGTTTTATCCAACTTATGTATACTTATAGCTTTTTTCTGCACTTGTCTATAATCTGCTTTTTGTCTGTCACCTTTTCTTGCACTTGGTTCAGGTGTCCCTTGTTCAGGAGCTGTCGTAGGTGGAAGATATCCACTCCACCACCAATTTTCTGCAGATCCATCTGCTAACGTAATACCATTCAAACTTTCAGGTGGTATTTGATATTGGTTTGGTCCAGATCCTCTCCATGTTCTTTGGATTGGACTTAACGGAGGTGTATCATCTCTCAATTCACCTGCATATTCTTCATCGTTATCATATATTGCGTCAGCTAGTGGGAAATCTAATTGTGTCATCCCTCTCATCAATCCGGATGGAGACATAATTTTTTGTCTTCCTGCTTTCACGTATATACCATCAGGCCAAGCATCACCGGTAATTATACCAGTACCACTTCCACCATTGTTTCCATTTCCTGATATAGTTACTTCACTCAATTTTTTGAGCTTGTCGTCTAATTTTTTCTGTGAATTTGCAGACATATAATTTTCCCCCATATAAATATCTAGAAGTATAACATTCCAGTAATTTGATTTATAGGTGCAAATGCACCAGTTAGTTTATATGTTTTTCCTTTATATATAAATACTAGACCTTCTGAAGGTACTACAGTTTTGAATCCACCGATTCCTTGGATTTTTTCTAACTGCGCTTTCAATCTGTTAATATTTTTAATATCGCCACCCTTTCTTACATGCTTGATAGCTGCAGCTACTTGTTTTCTTATGTTTTGCACTGCTTTGTCTGGATTAGCAGCTAAAAAGTTTTCAGCATTCTTTAGAACTTCTGCTCCTAATTCAAAAAACAGTTTTTCAAACGGTAACATATTCTTTTTTACTTGAGCTTGGTGTTTTTGTTTATCTATTTCAAGTGCTTTATTCAATACGCTTTCATCTTCTATATTCTTTTTGTTTAATCTGAAAGATTTGTCAAAGAAAGCCCAACGTTTTACTAATCCCATTTTAGTTTTATTGTCAACATCTCCAATATTTTTGTTTACATAGTTTTCCCACCATGCTTGGTGATATGCACCAAATGTATCACTATCTTTCATGTTGTACGCAGACATTAGTTTTGTTAACTTGCTTAAGAAATAAGATTGTTTTTGCGAAAAATCTTGATTTGCTTTTACTTTTAGTATTTGCGGACCAATCACTTTGAAGTTTTTTTGTACGTTTTGGTTTACTTGTTGGATCATTCCAGCTAATGTTCTTGCTCCATCTTGTACAGCACCTATCGCTCTTCCATCTTTGTATTTTAACACATTATGAAACTGTAAATATGGAGCATCATACATTATTACGTTTGCAGAGGCTGGATAAATGATTTCCATGTTTACATAATTGTTACCACCATCAAATATTTTGTCTTTCTGCTTGTCACTTAAACTACCAATAGCTTTTGATAGATCTTTCATTGCATATGTAAACGCTTTTTCTATATTTCCTCTACCTGCAAATTTTTTAGCAACTGCTTTTGCATCCATACCACCACGTTTAAGATCACCTGCGTTTCTAGCTGCTTTTAATTTTCCATCCCATGTAATAAATAAATTTTGACCATCTGTTTTTTCTGTAGCTCCTTGTTCAAGATCCAATTTACCTTGTAATGATATTTTAATTATCTCTTTGAAGTCTCCAAACGTCAACCCTCTATCATCAAACGGATGAGACATATGTCCGTATGCACCACCTTCAAGAATCAATCCTTCTTTCAATCCAACTTTATTCTTTTTTGTACCTCTACTTGTTTTATCATTCAGTCCAGGTTTTTTAGTTTTTTCAGTTGCTTTGATAGCATCATCTGCTACTTTGGATCTTTGAGGTTTTTTTGGTTCAACTTTTGTCCAACCAACAATATTCTTTTTATCTTGACCACTCCAATCTACAAATTTCCATCCTAAAGTGTTAACGACACCACTAATATGTTTTTTCCAAAGATTATATGCTTTAGTTCCTCTATGATCTTCGTAGTCCAATCGATCTGTTGGCGATTCAACACCTGCAGGTGCAAATGAAACTGGTCCAACCGGTGCTCCAGTGTGCGCATGGATTCGTCTTGGATAATCTGTACCATGTGTTTCAAGTTTTTCTAATCCACCAACAAGATAATCTACAACTTCCCAACCCAATCGTTCAGTTTGTCTTTTTGTATATTTTTTATATCCATCCATACTTGATCTGAAGTATCTTGGTCCGTCATCAACGTCAATTGCTCCTAATGGATTGACAGAAGCTTCTGATAATATTTTTGTTACATTGTATTCTTGGCAGAATTCTTCCATAATCTCATTCAAAGATTCTAATCTATCAACAATCATGTCATAATTTTTCATATGACCAAATATTCCTTTGAAAACTTTCTTTTTCTGTTTTGGATCTAACGATTTATCACCAAGAGCATTACGTATTGCAGTACCACTCATCTCTCCATATCCAGGTACATTCATTGAAACGTGAGGTGCAATGATTGTATAAGCTCCATCTCTATATCCTACCTCAGCTTTTCCTTTCCACGGACGGAAAAATTTACCACCTAACCGTTCTTGATCTTTTTTACCGACCATAAATACAGCAGCTGTCGTTTCTGGATCATATTTACTGAGTATTTCAGTTGCTTGATATGGATTTTTTACTTTTTTTACCTTTGTAATTCCATGAGATTTGATAATCTTCATTTTTTCACCAAATGAAAAAGGTGATTTTGGTAAAGCTACCTTACCACTAGTAGCAACATAAGCATCTTTGAATTTTGACTGAAGCCATTTATATGTTTTTGCATGGTGTGCACCCATTGGTTGAAATCTACCTGGATAAATAGCAACTACTGTTTTGATTTTAGACTCTTCTGAAAGGATCTGCTTTGCAAAATATTTTCCTAAACTCATGATTTTCTAAGCTCCAACTCTTTTTTTATCCAATTTTTTGCGATATGATTTTTGATTGGACGCTTTACAAATTTATTTGCTGCATTTTTTACTACTTTAGGAAAATCTTTATATTCAGAGTTATCAACAACTAACATATTACCGCTTCCAAACAAACTTTGGAATTTTCCCATATTATTTTGTACTGCATGCCACGAATCTTTTACTATTTTTTCTGGTAGTACTCGTTCTCTCTTTGCATTTCGTTGTAGTGCTACTTTTAGATCCGTGTTTACAAATACCATATAACAATCGTATCCTTCTTTTTTTAACGCATTAACCATTTTTTCTATTTTAGGATAATTTTTTCCAGTACCATCGATTAACATTCCTAATTTTCCGTTGATAAAATCATTCATTCTTTTAATAGTAACTCGTTTTGCTTTATCTCTTAGTTGCATTGCTTTAGCATGCTGTGTTTTAGTAAGTTTTTGAAGGTCTGTCGACATTTTAGCTTTTTCCATATAAGTTTCAAAAGCCGAGTCTGAATTTACCCCCTTCAATCCTGCTGCAGATACAAATGGCATTTTTTCTGGCATACCAAACAATGTTGATGCAACAAATGATTTTCCTGAACCTGGTCCTCCTGCTGTGAATACAGCTTTGAATATTCCTGGATCATACACTCCTTCAGTTAATATGTCTGTTAGTTTTATCATCTTATATAAATAGTTAACTTATCGTTAAATCACTGAAACTTGCTGTTGCAAATGCTCCAGTCGCCGGTGCTTGTAATTTTAGAATATAGGTTGTATCATATGCTACTGAATCTACTCTTACTTCAATATTACTAAAAGTAAAGTTGTTAGTCGACTGAGCTGATGCAGTTGCAAATCGATCAAATATTGATCCAGAAGATTGGTTTATTCGTGAACTACTTACAACCATCCTTGCGTACGAATCTTCAGTCGATCCAGTGTGTTTAACATTCACACTTGCTGTGAAATAAGATCCACTTGGAATTGGTACTTCAAAAAGATTTTCTCCTCTACCTCGCATTACAATGGCTGGTGCACTCTGTGAAACCATTCCAGTTGGTGCTGCAGAAGAAGTTGCATCTATTTGAACTTCTAAAGGTATTGTTGCTAGAATACCTGCAGGGGATGGAAAACCGGTTGTACTAAATATCCGTTCAGTTCCACGAACATCATAATTTTGAAAGTCGGCAAATGGATGTTCCATAGATCCTATAATATCACCATTCAAATTTGCACCATCTGCTGTAGTTCTTCTATGAACGGATCCAGCTGGATCAGCTTGAATTGGTACACTAGCAGATACAATCATCCCTTTTCCTATCCTTGGAACAAAAATTTCTCGTAGTGACATTAGTTTTGTATAATCCATAACGACTGATGTTATCGGATGAGATACAAAATCTGAGTCTGTTGAGAAATTGGTTGCATTATTTCCTTCAACTAAATAATGTGCGGATCCCGATAGATTTGCAAATGTTCTATATCCTGGATTGACTGCTACTGCACCTCTCAAACACATTTTGTTATCGGCTGATCCAGCAAATGGAAAATAATTTGCCCAACTTACACAATTTTCATTTGTTGTATTATTTGAAGTACTCCAATAACCATAATCACCACCTGCAGTTGCACAGTTTACAGTTTCTGAGTTTTGAAATCCTCTTTTACCACATATTGATAATGAATTGTAAGCGCTCACTAACAAAAAACCTACTGAGCTACACATTGCTACACAACCAATCACATTTGGCGTATCGTTTGATGTTTGTCCATATATTCCAACCATGCTGTTTGAGAAAAGACAATCTACAAACGTTCCATCATAAGCTCTGTATACTCCTGCATATCCTCCTTGAAAATGACAGTTTCTAAATAATGTTCCAGTTGATGTTGTATAATATACTGCTACATGTTGGCCAGATGTATTGGTAGTAGATTTTCCGTGACCATCAAATGTAATATTATAGAATTGTTGATAGTCTACACCAGACATAGTTACTGTTGGAGTAGTTCCAATTGATAATACTTCATTAACATCTGCAGATGTTATTCTTATAATACCTGGATTTTGTGCAGTAAAAACTTCTGCATTTACATCTCCAATCCACTGGATGGGATTACCTGATGCACCATCGTGTGATAGAGTTATATTTTCACGATACGTACCTGGAGCAATATAAATAATGTCACCCGCAGATAATCCAGCTGAGAGACATCTTGCAAATGTTTTGAAAGCATTTTCCGGTGCTGATCCATCTCCTTCTGCTTCCATTGCTGCATTTATATATTTTACCGCCATATTATTCTACCACACTTAATGTATATGTATCTATATTTTCATTGTATCCATATCCATGATATGAAGCACTGTATTGTCTGATCATATTATCATTATTTCTTATATAATGATTATGTTGCACTGATTTTATACCCGCTGAATTGCTTTTCCATATTACATAATTCACCAGATTGTTTTCTACAACAATTTCTTTTTCTTTATCTGATTGCAACGTTATTTCAGTCCAATGCTGCACACCAGTTGGATGCGAACCAGTACTTTCTGTACCATCAAAATCTAAAATAGGATCTGACATGTTATTCTCCTTATATAAATATCTTGCCTTGAAATAAATTTATTTTACCTGATTCAAATACAATGGTTGTATCCTCTCCTCTAGGTACATAATAAACAACCACAAACACAAAAGTTGCTATTAGTGCAACACCACCAGTAACTTCTGTTGGATTAAATATTTTTACTTTCAGATTGTTTATATCATCTGCACTCCACGTTTTACCCCATAATGTAGTTGAGCCACCTACCTTTACAGTTGCAGGTAGCGTTCCTAGTAAAGATGAACCTACTTCAATTTCAGAAGTATATGCATTATCAGTGTTATGAAATAAAGCTACATCTACCGTACTACCAATTCCCGATGTAGTTTGTGCATCTTCTATATGGACTTCAAGACCAGTCACAGTCCCATAATCAAGAAGGTCAGGTGAACCCCCTGTGCCAGAGATTTCTATTGTTGCAAATGAAGTGGTTTTCCCTTGATCAACGTAAAATTGACTGGAGTTATCAACTATTGCATTTGAACCTTGAAATCCACCTGATGTGGTTGTGAAGGATTGAATATGAGTACTAGGCATAGTCTAATCTCCTAACCCGATGTTAATACAAAAGTTTTTTGAGTTTTAAGTCCTTTGCTATCAGTTATAGTAAGTGTTATGTTCAAAGTATCATTTGATTCTCCTGGTATATGTTGTAGACTACTGATTGCAACGGTCACTTTAGATTGTTTAGTTGTTAAAGCAGGAAAAGGTGATGATACTTTAGCATCGTTTGTAGTTACTCTGGTTGACAATGATCCGGATGTTGTTGAAAAAGATCCAGAAACTGTTGCAAAGGATCCAGATGCACTTGTTAACGTTTTTAGTTCATCTGCGTATGATTGAGAAGCGGTTCCTTGTAGATTAGATTCATCAATAACATCTTCTATCTTTTTTTGGAGATATTGTATGGCATCATCGTATGGATTATCATTATGAGTTGTATCATCAAATCTTTCTTGAAGATTTGTGGTTTTTGTTTTTAAGTTGTTATACTTCGATCCTTCATTTGCTATATCAGCTACCTTTCTTATGTCATCTCTTTTAGCCATTACACATTCCTCTTTATTTTTATTACATATGTCATATCTAAAGTCATACTTGAATCATCATTTCCTGCATCATCAACTTTTACTAATGGAAATACGACTGAAAACGGTGATAGCGGTACATCGCAAGAACCAGTCATTCTATGTCTGTTTACACCTTTATTTCCTTGTGATATTCCAGTACATCTTAGTTGTGCTTCAAATGAACCTGCACTAGTAGATGAGTTGTTTAAGTTCATTCCTGACAAAGCATCTGCAGTAAATAGTGACATTGAGAAATGTGTATTCTCTCCTGAGTTCATAGATCCTATTGCATCAAAACCTACTAATGAACAACTGAATGGTACAATAAAACCAGTAGTTGCTTTTTGTCTTTCTAGAATAACATTTCCGTCACTTTCAGGTGTTACGTTTTTGTTCCAGTTGGCTGTATGATAAGGTCCTTGGAAGTTCGGTCCCCAATAATCAGTTGTGTTGGTAATCGTTGCAACTCGAGCTGATCCTTGAGCTAATATTTCTATACGATCTGAGTATATTTCACCGCTTGAACTTATATTACCCACGACAGTAAGTTTTGCATCTGAACCAGTAACGTTTGATGTTCCAATTCCTACTTTATTTGCACTTGAATCTGCAAATAAATTATATGAGTCTGAAGAACCTTCTACTCTGAAATCAATAGTACTTTGGTTGTTTGCATTTACCCTAAGTCCAACGTTTGATGTCATATCAATTGTAGGATTGGTTGAACTACCTGCAAAGAATTGTAGTTGATTACCGTTTAATTTTATTTTTGTAGTTGTGCTATTAGCAGATTGTCTTTGTATTTCATCTACTTTGAGCAATCCATCTATATCAACGTCATCCGTAACAAACAGATCATCACCTACATAAACATCTGCACTTGTACTTATGATGCTGGAAGCTGATATAAATCCATCTATTACAAGCCCAGTTATTGAAGACGCATCTCCTTTCAAGCGATGGAACGATCCAGTACCCGCTTCAAATGTTGATGTTGTACTTCCGGTTATGTCTCCAGAAGACATTGATATGTTTGGTACAACAAGATCTAGATTGGAAGTCATTCTTGCCCCAATCACTAATTTCTGATTGTTGTATATGTCATTGCCTCCAGCGATTACATATGATTCAAGCTCTCTATCTAATCCACTTGTATAAGTGACATTTGAAGCTGAGTATATTGTGTGTACTGGTCTATTGTTGGCGGTGTGTTGTGATTGCAATGTATGACTGGCTACACCGTTTGAATCTCCTGTGAATTTGTGAAATGCTCCTAAAAATGGCCCAAAGCCAAGAAAGTGTGTATCTCCACTTGCACTTATGTTACCCGAGGCTGTTATATTACCAGTTGTTCTAAACTCACTAGCACTAATATAGCTTGTTGCTTCTATATTATCTGATGCTGTTACTGGTAGGTTTATGTATACTCCTCTATCTTCTTCAACATGTAAGAGATTAACTAATGCATTACCAGATCCACCGTCTCCACCAATTCTTAATTCAGATCCTGAAAACCATCCAACTCCAGTTCCAAAAAAATCTGATTTAATGTGATTGGTCAAAGGATTGTATGTTAATCCAGTATCTGTTTCTATTCCTTGATTTCCAGATGCACCATCAACAAATGTTATAAAGTTAAATTCATTGGTTGAGTTATTTGGAGTTGCATTTACATTGGTTGCATTGGTTGCACTAGTAGCTGTACCAAGAAATCCAGCTGCTTCTATAAAGCCGCTTGCACTTATGTTACCTGAGGCTGTTATGTTACCTGAAGCTGATATGTGACCATTATTACCATCAATGCTTACTTGGGCATTATTACTATTATCTGCAAATTCAACATAATGGTCTGCTTTAAGTCTTATAGTATCATCACCATCTATAACAATAGAATTATCTAAACCTTTAATAAATTGGTCATCAGTATCAGTATTATCAAATGATATTCTTCCTTGCCCAGGAACATGAAAATTAGCTGCAGAAACCAATCCACTCGAACTTATGTCTCCCGATGCTGTTATGTTACCTGATACTTTGAATCGACCATTATTGAAAAGTACCGCTTCTTGTTTTATTTGTAATTTTTGTGTTCCACCCACATACATTTCTATTTCATCAGAAGTTCCCCCATTATGAATATATGTGTTTCCTGCAGGAGTAAGACCAGCTGTATCATTTCCATCTAAAATTAGTTTTTGACCTTCGTTTATTACAATATCACCTGATGCTGATATATCTCCTCTTACGTCTAACCTGATACCTGAGTTTGCTGAACCTGATATTAAAACGGTTCCCGTACTACCAACTGATCCATTAAAAGGATTTTTATCTAGTACTAATTGTATTCCATCATCCTGACCGAAATTCTGTAGAATTGTGTCTCCAGAGCTTTGTTGTACAATCCAATCTCCATTACCATTTTCAAAACGAGTA